CTGGACAAAGGTTTCGGCTCTGATGGCAAGTGGCCGATCCTTGGCGGCTGCTCTGAGAAGGCGGCTCCAGTCTGGCATCGGCTCGATCGTTTAAAACGGACAGACTCGTCCGCGGTTCGTCGGCTGGCGAGTGAACCCTCCCGCGACGCGGTGTCGCTTGTCAATCATCGCTCTCGAGCAGATGACGCCTAAGCGGGGCGACAGGCCGAACCGATAGTGCCTGCGGGACGGGAGAGCTGGCCGTCGAGAAGCAGGCTCGCTCGCATCGCCGCGAGTAAGAGGAATAAGGGCGGGTTCGAGCACCGGGCTTGTTCATTTATGGCTCGTTGTTGCCCAACGGCGGGCTGGCTGCGCCTGGAGTGGCTGCCGTGTTCCCTCTGATGGGCGAGCTCGGCCTACTCAGCGCCACTCATAGTGCTCCGTTGGGTACTCCTGACCGTCCATCTTCCGCTCGTGCTCCCAGAGAAGTCGCGCCCGCGGATCTGTAGGCGGGTTGTGCGGCTCCGACGACGGGCCGGGCCGTGACATGGCGCCGTAGCGCGCAGCGGCAATGGCGTGTCCATGCTCGCTCTCCCATTTCCGATCGACCGCTTCGCCCGCGTCTTGGCCGTCGGCGGCTACCGGCGCGGACTTCAACTGCCGGATCAGCTCCCGGCAGGTCTGGAAGACATAGAGCCGCGGCGCTCCCTTGACGCCCTCGCGGACCTGCGCCCACGGCGGGAGGATCCGACCCGGCTCGATGTGCAGCAACTCAAGCAAGCGGGCGTAGCCTGCGGCTCGGTCGTTGTTCGCCCGCGACAGATAGATGCCGTGGTCGGAGTATTCGGTGGCAATCGACGCGCGGAAGTGCCGTGGGTTCGATAGGCCGTGATGAGCAAACACGCTCGGGTCGGCCCAGCAGGTCGACGTCCCCCAGGTCGTGCGCCGCTTGTGGATCTCAGCTGCGTGCTTGGACACGAGTCCGGGCGAGCTGTACTCGCCGAAGACGACGAGGTTGCCGTCGGTATCGGCGGCCCACGGCAAGACGACGGTTGGATGGCTCGCTCCGTGGTCGAGCGACTCGAAGCGCTCCCAGTAGTCAGGGATCGCGAAGGGACGGACGACGTGAATCTCGTCCTCGAACTCGGGGAACGCCTGCCCCTCGAACGCGCCCCACTCGCCTAGAATGAAGGAGCGATACCAGGCGGGCCGCGTCTCCCTGGTCGCCATCATCGCCCGCACGTAGTCGTCGGGCAGGTTGTGCGCGTTATCGCTCAGCGTGATATGCACGTAGCGGGCCTCGGGGTCGCGGCTCGGTTCGCCGACGAGACGCCGGTAGACCCAGTGCGTGAGACCGGCCGGGTTCGCGACGGCGAGCAACTTGCGCGGGCCTCGGGGATCGGAGAGACGGCCCAGCAGGGTGTCGAAGATCCGCTCGCCCGCCTCGCCTCCGTCCAGCTCCTCGATCTGATCGACGAAGACCCCACCCAGCGTCAGGTTGAGCAGCTTCCCCACGTTCGTCTCCTCGAGCGAGCGGAAGAGGATCTCGGCGCCCGTCTTCAGCTTGACGACGTTGTCGCTCGCCCGGTAGCTGTCGATCAGCTCGCGTGGGATCAGCGGCGCCAGCGAGCCGTCGCCGTGCAGCATCGCCCGCTTGGTCGAGTCCTCGAGTTCGCGGTAAGTGGAGCGGGCGACGAGGTATAGGGCGGGCTGCTCGACGGCGGTCTCGATGAGCAGGCGACCCGCGGCCTGCGTCTTGCCCGAGCGGATCGCCCCGCCGACGGTGACGACGCGGGCCCCGTCCTCGTGCCAGCAGCGAGCGACCTCTTGCTGCTTCGCCGTCGCCACGAAGGGCGCTGCGATGCGAACCGTCCCGTTGGTGATCACTCGTCGCTGTCCTCCCCACTCGGCAGCGCGAGCGGTGGCTTGACCTGCGGTGCCTCGATGCGCTCACGGTTGAACGAGGAGTCGAGGACGAAGACGGCCGGCGCAGTCAACTCGACGGCGTTCTCGCGGTAGACGCTCGGACGCCTCGCCTTCAACTGCTGCTGGAGGAGCGCGGAGTCGAAACGCCGGACGGACCGGATCAGCTTGCCGTCAGCGTCTCGCGTCTCCTCGTCGTAGCCCTCGACCGCTCGCCGGGTCGCCTCGTCCTCGAGCCGCTGAGTGCCCTGCTCGTAGGCCTCAACCCACGCCTCAGCGAACGGCTCATCCGATGCCCGCAGCTCATAGAAGCGCTGGAACGCGAGGCCCGCTTGCTGCGATGCTCGCCGCACTGACCAGCCTTCGGCAAGCGCCTGGAGAAACTTGTGCTTCTCGGTCGGGGTGGGCGCTTTGCTGCACCGTCGACGAGCTCCAGCCACCTTCGTCACGAGGCCACCCCGCGCCCTCGAATGGGCAGCAGTTCGACGTTTGTGCCCGATCGCCGTCTTCGTCGTCGGCGCTTTGCCGCTGACCGAGCGGAATCAAGGCCCGTTGACTCCCTGCTAGCTAGAACGGGGGCAGGCTCGATTCGTCGCTTGACCTCGTCGAGATCGAAGCGAAGACGCGCTCGCGGCCCCGAGGACAAACGCAGCGCGCCCAGGTCGGCAGCGTGCTCGTAGACGAAGGCACGATCGACTGCCAGATAGTCGGCGAGCTCGGCTGGCGTGAGAAGGCGTTTGGTCAAATCTCGGCCTCATGCGCGCGCGTAGGGGCGTCCGGTGCGTCCGCGCCAACCATGCGGGTTTCGAGTAACTCGTCCGGTGAGCCGTCCCCCCTACGGGGTGGGGACGGGTTGAACGGCTCACCCTCCGTGACGGAGTCCAGCGCCAAGACCTCCTGACCCGTCCCGCCAAACTGGGATGCCTCGGAACACGCACCGTTAAGCGGGAACCAGTAACGACCCGTCCCAGGCCGTCCCAGGTCTTTGGCCGACTTGACGATGACCCGTCCCGCCTCTTCCAGTCGTTTGAGCGATTCTCTGACCCCTTGTTCGCGGTGCTTGAGGCTTACTGCGATAGGACTTGTCGCCTCTCCGGGGTGCTCGTTGACGTGGGCGCAGACCTCCTCGTCAAGCGCCTCCTCAACGACGCGTGTCGCTTCTAGCAAGCGGATCTCGAGCGCCTCCTCGTCCCAAAAGGCGGGGGTCCGGCGGAACCCGGCGACGTTGTTGCCGCTCGCCTCGACCTGTAGACGGGTGTCGTCCTTCGCGTCGGCCTCGAGGTGGATCGCCCAGCGCACGGCGGCAGTCTTGAACACCGAGCCATAGGCGCGGCGCTGGCCGCGGTTGCCTTCAGTCGGCCAGGGTGCGTGATCGACGAGGCAGGCGGTCGCGCCCGTGCGATCGCAGAGACTCGCCTTGATCTCGGCGAGGACGACGGCGACCTCCTCGTCCTTCAGCTTCACCTTTGGGGAGAGCGCGTTGTAGAGCGAATCGACGACGAGCAGGACGGCGCCCAGGCTCTCGACCATGCACGCGAGTGCGTCCAGATCGTCGGGAAGCCGCACGCTTTCGTTGAGGAGGAAGTGCAGCGGCAGAGTGTCGGGGTAGTCCTGGCGGGCCGCGTAGAGCTGTAGGCGCTCGAGTTCCTTGGACAAGCTGTCGTCCTGCCAGACGTAGAGCACAGGCCCGCCCTTCACGACCTCGCAGCGGCCGAAGATCTCACCCTTGCCTGCGGCGACCTTGTGCGCGAGCTCGAGTGCCGCCCAGCTCTTTCGAGCGAACGGCAGACCCGCGATCAAGCCGACCGTGCCTGCATCGACGAGCCCAGCTACGAGCTCGTTCGAGAGAGGAATCTCGGCACGCCTTGCCTCGGCGTAGCTCAGACCGACAAAGCGCGGACCGTTGGGCACCTCCGCGCTCGCGATCGTGTTGAAATCCTCCAAAGCGACGCGCTCGACACTCACCGCGGGCGCCTTCCGAACTTCGCGACCCACTCAGAGCGAAGCTGGTCGACCGGGACGCTCTCCCCGCGTAGGAGCGCGCGACAAATCTCGAGCGTTGGCGCGAGCATCATCGCCTGCCAACCGCGCGTGCACTCATGGTCGGACCGCTCAAGCTTGAACTCCGGCTGAGGCTGTTTCGCTGGACTCACGACGGACACTGCCTCGCGCTTGCTCACGGACCCGACGGCGTCTTGGCTGACACTCCGAAGATCGCGTCCACGGGGAGGCCGAGCTCTTCACACGCGGCGATGATGGCGGGAGTCGGTCGGGCTTGACCGGCCAAAACTTTGCTGACGAACTGGCGGCTGACCCCTGCCCGACGTGCGATTTCGGCAGCAGTCGGCGGACGGTGGGCGTCAAGCCATGCTCCGAGCATGCGTCCAGTTTCTCTTGTGACAGCCATTAACTACGATTTTTATCAGATGTGGACGACACCCGCACCCAGTTGTAGTTGACGACAGCAGCCAGACGTACCTACACTACTGGCGTGCGTATCGAACTTGTCCGCGAAGACCGACTCCCTCTACCGGGCGGTGCAGTCGTCTCGATCGCCAAGCC